TCTTCTCTAGTTGTATTCTGTAACGGTCAAGCTATGAGCAAGCAAAGTAGCATGGGTAATATGGAAAGAATCATTGATCTAGTTGCAGATGCATTTCCTGATTACAACTTCTTTGTGACTGATAGAGTAAATGTAAACAGATCGAATGTTAAATTCTCTGACGATGTTCTAAAAGGAACAGTTGGCAATTTAAATCAGATTTCATACGTATCAAACTTTGCTAAGTTGATCATAGGTAAAAATAGCGGACCATTCACATACGCACACACTAGAGATAATATGGAAGATCCATATAAGACGTTTATGTGTTTCAGTCATAAAATGAAAGACTGTTTAATGGGTGAAGGTGAGTACTTGACAAACAGCTTCTTTAGTGATACAATAGATGATGACGAAGCGTTTAGAATTATTTCGGAACTCATCACTTCGCCAAAGTTTAATAACATAAAGAAGAGTACGAAGCAATTATGAGAAGTGTGATTATAGTTAATGGAACTTCAAAGAATTGCGGCATATTTCAGTATGCCGAATCTACGTTTAGAATTCTCAAAACGTCACCCAACTATGATTATGCTTTTCTATCAACAAACTCAGAAAAACTTTTATTCAGTTCGATAGAGCACTGTTCGCCTTGCGCAATCATATACAATCATCATCCTGAAACTTTGAAATGGTTACATAATGGAATAACTAGACCGATTGCAAACAACACGAAGATAAAGCAGATTGTAATAACTGGGCATGAACATGTAAATAAGTTTATCGGTGTCAATGCATATGTGTTTCCTGATCCATATACAAAGTGTGGAGAAAACGAATATGCAGGAGTTCTTCCAATTCTTTATGATGATAAAATTCAATACTCAAAGCCTTCAGGTCCAATAAAAATTGGAACTAGTGGAATAAGTAATGTAACAAAAAGTCCTATCGCATTAATTTCGTTGATCAATGACCAATTTGATGAAGATGTTATATTGAATCTTCACCTATCTAATGGTGATTACGTAGACAGCAGCGGTGCATTGTCCAATTCTATCTTAGATGTGTATCGAAAACATGCTAAGAGTAATGTTCATATAAATGTGACAAACAAATTCTTTGCGCCAGATGAATTGATTGCGTGGTTAAACAATAACGATATAAATCTATACTGGTACACTACACCAAACGTTCCAGGAGTTAGTGGATCGATAGATAGAGCATTAGCAGCTAAGAAGCCTTTCGGTGTTAACGGCTCAAGTTTCTTTTCTCACGTAAGAAGAGACTTCAACGATATAAATAAAATTCCTATTAAAACAATTGTTGAGAATGGTATTGTGCCATTCAATCAGTTTTATGATATGTGGAATTCTGAGAGTTTAATTAAATTTTATGAAGGTATAATTGAGAAATGAAAAAAGCACTAGTACTTGGAGCAGGTGGATTTATTGGTAGTCACATTGTCAATAATCTTAAGAGCAGAGGATATTGGGTTCGAGGTGCAGATATTAAACTGCCAGAATTTGAAGCATCAAATGCAGACGATTTCATTCTTGCAGATTTACGTAAACAATACAGTGTCGATCAAGTTTTAGATATCTACTTTGATGAAGTGTATCAATTAGCAGCAGACATGGGTGGTGCTGGATACATCAATACGAATCTCTATGATGCAGATGTTATGCATAATAGTGCGACTATCAATTTGAACGTATTAGATGCAGCACATAAGATGGGAGTGCCTCAAGCATTTTTCAGCAGCAGCGCATGTGTTTATAACGAACACCTACAATCGAATACGTCTAATCCAGACTGTAGAGAAGAGTCGGCTTATCCTGCATTTCCTGATAGTGAGTATGGATGGGAAAAGCTTTTTACTGAAAGGCTATTCTTAGCATACAACAGACAGCACGGAATGAAAAATAAAGTTGCTAGATTTCATAACATCTTTGGACCACTAGGCACTTGGCAAGGCGGTAAAGAAAAGTCTCCTGCTGCTATTTGCAGAAAGATTGCATACGCTAAGAGTGGTGATGAAATTGAGATTTGGGGCGACGGCAATCAAACACGAAGCTTTCTTTACATTGACGAATGCGTCGATGGTGTCATGCGGCTAATGCAATCAGAATCATTTAACGGACCCGTAAACATTGGCTCCGATATAATGATCAGTATCAATGACCTTGTGACAATTGTAGCAGACATTGCAGGCAAAGATATCCGTGTAAAGCATATTGATGGTCCTCAAGGCGTTCGCGGCAGAAATAGTAACAACGATTTGATTTATGAAAAGTTGAACTGGAAACCAGGCCGTGGTGCCAGTCTAATGAATGGACTAGAAAATACCTACAAGTGGATTGAACAGGAGGTTCAAAAAAATGCGAGATAAAGTTCTTTTTGTTACGCAAACCCTAGGACATAAAGCTGCATGCGGAATTGGACTCATAGGTAAGCTATTAGGTGAAGCGTTGATTCAGCATCCCGACTACGAGTTTGGTGTAGTCTTTTCTGATTCGATGTCTGATGTGATTAACATCATTGCGCAATTTGATCCTAAAGTTGTCATATACAATTACGCGCCAGGCACTACGCCTTGGATGAATGATCCTAGAATGAGAGCAAGATTTCCGCACATCAAGCATGCAAGAATTATGCATGACATGCACCAGGGAATAGCAGACGCATTTCATCCAAATCTACATGAAGGTTGGGAATATTTGATTGCTGATGATCCTAGTGTAGTAGGAAACGATCATGTGTTCATCACAAACAGATTGCTTCCAGATGGTCCGACTGTGCAGTATGTAGAACCTGCTAAGCCTATTATTGGATTTCAAGGATTTGGACCTCCGCATAAGGGTATCGCTAGACTAGCACATAAAGTCCAAGAAGAATTTGATGAAGCTACTCTTCGATTTCATATTCCATTTGGATACTACGAAGACTTAGCCCACGGCTATGCAGGAAGCAACGCACATCAAAGAGTGAAAGAAGTTAAGAGCATCATAAATAAACCAGGAATTGATGTCGTCATTACTCATGATCTATTAGAGACACAAGAAATTGTTAATCTACTAGCTCAGAATACTATCAATTGCTATTTTTATGATTATTTGGATGGATGTGGCATTGCTAGCAGCCCAGACTATGCGTTAGCAGCAAAGAGACCGATTGCAGTGACAAGAAGCCATCAAATGAGAAACTTCTGGAACCTTACTCCATCAGTTCTAATTGAGAATTCAAGCATCAGAGAAATTATTGCTCAAGGCACAACGCCTTTAGAACCATTGTACCAAGCATACAGCAAAGAAAGTGTATTGCGTGACTACGGCGTAATCATACAGAAGCTAATTTCAACTTAATTTAATCTTCACATAATAAATCCCATACCGAAAGGAAATGATATGAAAGCTATCAAGGCTTTGCTATCTTCATTATTTTTGTGTACGCTAATGGTGCCTATGAGCCATGCCAACACGATTAAGCTGTCCGCGGACTCTAGCAAGTCTGATCTATACTGGATGGCAATGAACATCTATTATGAAGCGGGTAATCAGCCGTTGATCGGAAAGATTGCAGTTGGTGTAGTGACACTAAACAGACTCAGCGACAAACGTTTTCCTAAAAACATTCGTGATGTCGTTACTCAGTCATCACAGTTTTCTTGGTACTCTACTAAGAGTGCGTCACCACCCACTAATAGTGAAGTGTGGAAAGAGTCCTATCGTGTTGCTAATCTCCTATTGACAAAGACAGTAGGTTCTGATATAATTAGTCTTCTTGAAGGCGCTACACATTTTCATGCCAACAGCATAAAGCCTGGCTGGCTCGGAAGTGTCACCAAGATTGCGACTATTGAGGGTCACACATTTTATCGGATGAACTAAAAAGGAATTGATTATGGACTTAAAGATTTTAACACAGAAAGAATTTGAAGCTGAGGTAAAACAGATCCAAAAAGACAAGTCTCCGATCACCCTCATCGACTCTATCTTAGAATTTTGTGACAGAAAGAATATTGAGATTGAAACAGCAGCTTTATTGATTACACCTAGAATGAAGACAGCACTTGAAGGTGAAGCTATGAAAGCTAGGATGATTACACCTAAGGCGCGCTTACCCGTAGAACTTGAGGACTAATTAATGAAAATGGATGCAATTGACGCATACAAATATTATTTGGGAATAAAGAACCACTTCAGTAGAGATAGTTACGATTGGTTCAAATACAACAAAAAAGTCAATGTCAGCTACGATTCTTTTATGAAGAGAAAAGACAAGTTGTTTTTCGCTAGACTTGGCAATAGGAAAGATGAATACTTAGAAGAGTTTCTAGTCGCAAATTTTCTAGTCGATGCTAAGATATGGGTAGGTGAACTTCTATCTGATGAATGTGAAGAACGATATAAAGATTGGAAGAAGCGTCAAGAGTCTTTGACGTATTTGTTTAAGAACGAAATTGATTTTCTATCTGGACTTAGTCCTGAAGAATTGAATGAATTTTTTGAAGTGAAAAGTGGAGATCATCCGCGGATCATCAAGAAGTACTTGCGGCATGAAATCAGCTTAGAGACACTATCTATTCTGAATTCTATCTTGCATTTTACGAAGCGTTATGATACAATGATTCATGATCCTATATACAAAGAGGTAAGCAAGCTATGCAAAAAATACCAGCCCTTTTTAAGGTACGATTCGGTCAAGATGAAAGTCGCATTGCGCGAAATAGTAATGAGTTAAGTCAAACAGCAAATGCACTGCAAAGCAAGAAAAAAGTGTGTGCGCTATTGACTAAAGTGAAAAATTCTGATGTGCTATATACTAGTACATCATGAAGTAAGTGGACAAGTAAAATACATTTAACATACTAAACATACAAGGAAAATACATATGGCAACATCATTCGCAGACTTGAAGAAGTCACGCAACAAGGACATGGAGAATCTCACTGCGCAGGTCTCTAAACTCAGCAGCAAAGACGGCGAAAAGAAGTCTTACGCTGATGACCGCTTTTGGAAGCCAGCAGTAGATAAAGCAGGTAACGGATTCGCAGTAATTCGATTTCTGCCTGCACCCGGAGGCGAAGACATGCCTTGGGTTCAAACGTTCTCACACTCATTCCAAGGTCCTACTACCGGTCTATGGTACATTGAAAACTCTTTGACTACCCTCAACAAGAAGGATCCTGTTTCAGAGTACAACACTCTCCTGTGGAACACAGGTAGTGATGCAGACAAAGAAGTTGCACGTAAGCAGAAGCGTAAGCTTTCTTACATTACAAACATCTATGTCGTAAGTGATCCAGCTAATCCAGACAATGATGGCAAGGTGTTTCTGTTCAAATTTGGCAAGAAGATTTTCGACAAGTTGAATGACTTGATGAATCCTGAATTCCCAGACGAACAGCCACGCAACCCGTTCGATCTATGGAACGGCGCCAACTTCAAGCTGAAGATTCGTAAGGTTGAAGGTTACCAGAACTACGATAAGTCCGAGTTTGATAAGGACAGTCCAGTTTCTGGAGACGAAAGCCACATGGAGCGTATTTGGAATTCTGAATACAAGCTGGGTGAATTCCTAGCCGAATCCAACTTTAAGTCTTATGATGAACTGAAGACTAAGTTGAACAAGGTTCTTGGCTTAGATGGCGCATCTGCTGCACCATCAGCGCAGACTCAAACCCGTGAAGTGTCGCGCAACGAACAGACTCAAGAAGCATTTAAGCCTAAGTCTACCAATAAGACTAAGACTGTTTCTCAAGTTGTTCAAGATGATGATGATGATGAAGGACTTAGCTACTTTGAAAAGCTAGCTGAAGACTAAAATCTAGTCACACATCAAACAAAAATGGAACCGCAAGGTTCCATTTTTTTATCTATACAAGAAGTTGTAATTGTATGTTGACGATATCGAACGTTCAGTGCTTCCTAGAATAGGATGCGAATACGTATCTCTTACGTTATCACCACCACCAGTGCTGCCATTAACATTAGTAGATGTTACGGATGAATTATCTACGTATGTTGTAGGAGCAAATAGCGTTCCTGCGCCCTGTGAAGTCACTACACTACTTGCACTAGCACTATTATTTCCGGGAACAATGCCTCCGTATATAGGTACGGCAACAACGGCGTTTGTTCCTTTTCCGCCCATAATTTGCGCTATGTTTGGTGACACTGAATATCCAGTAAGAGCCGATGCACCTAAAGTAGTTCCTCCTGCAAGCTGGGCAGCAGTCAATTTTGGACCCGTAACACCTTTATAAGATAATGTAGCTAGTGCTGCCCGTATCTCTGCATTTTTTGCAGCCGCATCTATAGGATTAGCTTCATATTTTTGTGCAGCTATTGATGTAGTGACGCTAGCCTTATACGATTCCGAATTAAGCACTAATGTTTTCCACTTGTTTAAATTGTCCGCAGTAGGATTAGCTAGGTATGTGCTATAAGCTGCATCCGTTTTTGCTCTATATTCATCAATTTTATCTTGAGCTTTTGTGCCAGCATTAACGTCTGTCAATGGTGTTCCAGTGCTTCCACCAACGTCTTTTGCTATTCTATCTAACTCTCTCTTTGCTAGTTTTAATCTCACTGCATTTTTTTCTTTGTCTGTATAGAATGCATCGAAATATCTTGTAGTAGCAGTTTGAAATGCTGTGTTTCCACCAAAAGCTTGAACGATAGTATTAGCAGCATCAGCTTGAAGAAGTGCGTCTGCATTTCTAGAAGACTGAAGAAGAGAATTAGCATCACTAGATACTGTTCTATATACAGCTTCTTTTGCTGCTGATGTTTCTACCCATCCAGTATCGACTATGTATGAATTATCACCACTTCCCTCCAATGCCTGGCCCATGTATCCTTTAGCGGCAACTGCTGGTGTTAATAGTTCTGCAATGCCGCCGTAATAATCTGCATTAGATACTTTACCAGAAGCTATGCCCTGTGCGCGTAATACTTCCATATTAAAGCCTGAAGACAATACACTATTTGCATAATCTCCTGCAATGGCGCCGGCTGCTGTAGCAAAATTGTCGCCGTATCCCAACATCATACTAGCAGCATTTACATTACCTAAAGACGATGCTAGACGATTCATTACATCTATAGGCTTTTCTCCTGCCATAGCAAAGTTTTTAAACGTAGGAAAAACACTATCCAACATTTCATTGTTAAATGTTGTTAGTGTCTCTACCAACATCTTCTGTTGTTGTTCTACAGACTTGTTTTGAAAATCTAATTTTATTGCTTTTGTGAAATCTTCAAGCTTTTTATCACTAGTTAATCCAAGCATTGAAGTCGCAGTTTTTATGTTAGTAAGGCTTGAGTCTACATCCTTCATTAACGCAGCAGCCACTTCTGGATCTATTGCAAATGTTGATGGTGTATTTCTATCGCTACGATAGGTTCCGCCTTTTTCATACATATTTTTCCAGCCTTGCAACGATGTGCCAGACCCGCCCGCTTCTTTAGAAGCGCCAATAGTACCTTCGATTCCCATTCCTTTAAGTTCTGGCGCTTTACGTCCAAACAGACGATTGACTGCGGCGCCAATAAGAGCAGAACCTATCATTCCAACTGGACCAAACATCGCACCGATAGCAACAGCAGCATTAACAACATCATTTACACCGGTAGTATATCCTCCAGATAGTGCTTTAGTTATAGATACGGCGGCTAGACCACTGCCCAATGCACCCAAAACAGCGCCAGCTTGGCCAGCGAACGTGCCTGCCGCAGTAGCACCTTCACCAAATATCGAAACAGGATCAGCAAGCGCCTCTAGCGCGAACTGGCCAGAACTCATAGTAGCAGGGCTTCCAGCAAGGCCGCCACCAAAAGCAGATAAAGTATTTCCTGCTGTGCCGCCAATCATGCTGCCAATATTAACTATTCCTTTACCTAGCATCGCACCTGGAGCCAAATTAGCAAGTGTCTGACCTAATCCTGTTCCGCCAGAAGTTAATAGATTTTTTATTGTCGCATTGATTGCAGTTTGAGCAACTGCACCTCCATAAGAGTTTTTTGGTATTCCTAATTTATTGCCTATAAAGCTGCCTGCAAGACTCGTAATGAAGTCTGCTCCAGCATTAATTGGATTTTTAGCTTTACCACCAGAAAGCATGTTACCAAATCTCCCTAAGAGTCCTATGTCTTTAGTAGAACTAGAATCCATAGTAAATGTGCCAAATGGTGTTAATGATGACACTTTAGTGCCGCCGCCAATTAAGTCTGACGAGACATCAAAGCCTGGCAATTTCTGACCAAACACATTGCCTAATGTGTCACCAAACGTACCCATTTTCTCAGTAGCAGTAACAATTTCATCACCAAAGCCGCCCCAACCACCATTAACTGTTGGCTTATCGAAAAACTCACCAAAGCCAGTTACATTTTCATTAAGATTTTCAGTAGCAGTAACAATTTCATCACCAAAGCCGCCCCAACCACCATTAGGCTGTTTTTCGCCCATAAAGAGCTTCTTAATAGATCCTAGTATTCCGCCTTTAGATTGTGTATTTTCGCCAGTAACACTGTTTTCAAAGTTTTGAGCAGCTTGACTTACGCCTTTAATAAATTCTTGTGCAGCACTAGTGCTACCTGCAATTTGAATTTTTGCGTTTTGAATTGCAGCATTTTGCTCAATTATACCAGCGTTTGTTGATGACACTTCTGCTGCTGATACGCCAGAAGTTGATGTGTCCATCTTGAACAGCGGAGAAAACGGCGTCGCAGTAATATCTGCAAGACTCATATAGAAGTTGCTTATGCCGTCTTCATATCCAAACGCAGTTCTAAGGTCAGTAGGAATTCCTGTCATGCCGTATAATAAGTCTGACCAACCTGCGCCCTTATTGCCAGAAGCAAAGTTGTTTAGCGAACGATTCATTTGTTCGCTACTCATTCCAAATGCAGGAGCTAATACACTACCAATTAATTGATTGCCGTAACTTCCTGCAAGTTGTGTGAATATTTGTCCTATAGGCTTACCAGCTTGTTTGCCAAATATCTTAGTGGCTAAATTCTCTAATGGAGAAGAAAGGAATTTGTTCGCTATATTTCCACCAGCATTCGTAGTAGCAGCACTGCCTGTAACTCCCATAGGAATTGCAGAAGTCAACTTATCTTTAATACTATTTTCTAGTGTAGCTCTGAATTGCTTTTCTAGATTGTCACGTTCATCTCTATACTTCTTATTTTCAGCATCTATCTTTTCACGATAGGCTTGCTGCTTTTTCATTTCATCCAGTTGTTCTTTAGAAAGCTCTGGAGTTTTTAATGTCGCATCATTAACATTTTTCTGTAAAGATTTCTGTACAGGATCAACAGCGCCGGGCGCAACAATTACAGGATCAGATGCTGTTCCTTTTGGCGCATCTGTTGGAGAGTTTACATTACTTCTTTCAAAATTACGGAAATTTTCATTAGAAGCTGATACTCGTCTATTAAGGAATCCAGATAACATGCTAGCAGAGTTTGTTGCCATTGCAGCACGATTTTTACCGACCTGTTCAGAATCATATGGACGTTCTACATACTGTGCAAATGTGCTAGTAGCAGTTTCTAATGTATTGGATGCTCTGAATTGGTTACCCTTCTCACTTTGCGCTTCTCTAATAATTAATGCAATATTGTTATCAACATCTTTTAGATACTCTGGACTATAACCATCACCAACTCCACCTTTAGTATTTAATTGAAATAACCCATAAGAAGCTTCTTTGCTAGTTATATTAGTAGCATTAGGATTGAATCTAGATTCTGCATATGCATTAACTACAGCCGCTTGTGCTTGAACATCTCTAAATCCTGCAGCTATAAATGAACTATAGATTTTTTCTGCTATAGCAGTTTGTTGCGGAGTAAGATTTGACAACTTACCAGAATAATCTACAGGTACAGCAGAAGATCCACCCGCCACCTGTTTGGCAGAAACTACATTAGCTGCGTCTTTTGCAGAAGCTGCTTTATTAGCAAATCTTTTATTCTCATCATATGCAGCATTTTTTGCATTCTTTTCTGCATCAAGTGCATCTTGTGCAGGATTTGCAATAGGAGTGTATGTATCTTTTTGGAATGTTTTTGCTTTAAATTCAGTCTGCTTATAATTTTCACTAAACTTTTGTGCAACATATGGAACATATGCCTTTTTTGGAGCTTCTGCTTCAGCTTTAGTTTCAGATATAAACTTTTTTATACTATCAGTCTTTGCAAAATCAGGAATAAATTTATCTGCTAACTCAGCAACTTTCTTTCTTGTAGAAAGTAACGCGCTATCTATAATATTTCCAACATCAAAGAATAGTTTACCCACAAAATTTTGTACAGCAGTTATAGTACTACTAACGCTATCGTATATTTTACCTAGACTTTCGCTGCTTTTTATATAATTACTAATGTCATTAACAACTTTACCAAAAGCATTACTCATATCAACTCCAAGTTGACCGAAATAATTTGATATATCTACACTCACTTCACCAAAGAAATTATGAATTCGAATAGTCCATGCAGCATCTATCATTGATGCGTGTTGTACATTTTTTTTAGCAGAGTCAAAATCTCCGCTCATTACATTTCCTATTGCACTCCAGTAATCTCCTAAATATGTACCAAGATCACGGAAATATTGAGTAACTGTCGTAGTAACTCTTTGCTGATATGTGCCCTTTCCTTCATCTTTGGTTCGTTTTACATAATCAGTATTAAATACCCAATCAGAAATTTGTTGTCCAGCATCTATTAGTCCACCAGTAAACGAAGCAACACCTCCACCTATAAATGCAGCTACTCTATCTTTAATTGTAACTTCTCTTACATTTAAATCTTTCTTTATTTGCTCAGTATCGAATGCTGAGAATGCACCTTCTACCGCAAATATTATACCGTTTAAGTATTTTCCAAGTATTTTAAATGACGCTGTTAGTATTGGAAATCGTTTTGCAAGTGTTTCGAAAATTCCAAGGCCTTCTCCACCCATACCAAAAATACTTTTTACCCAACCAATTATATTATCGAACGATTTAGTGATCCAATCTTTAGCTGACTTTAGCATTCCAGTTACATCTTTAAATATACCCGAAAATATACCAAAAAATGATGCTACCAATTTACCAATTGCGCTTTCTTTAACAAATAAAGTGGCGCTATCAACAAGTTCGCCAAATGTTTTAAATAAATTTTTGAATGAATTTATCTTCTCATCAAAAAGGCCAGCTACTTCATCAAACTTAAAGAAGTCTTTTAGTTTAGAAATTTTCTCGTCAAAGAAAGCACCTATTGCTTCAAACTTAAAGAAGTCTTTTAGTTTAGAAATTTTC